CACATAGCTTCTACATGATCCATGTGATGCTTGTGACCTTCAGCGTGTTTCTTGAAATGATGTTTGTGATGCTTATGGGTTTCTGTTTCATGCTCAGAAATGAACTCATCATGACGCTTCATGTCTGGGCCTGATTCTGGCTCCATGTGCTCTTTAACCATGTTTTTCATATACTTCTCCTAATTAACAATATTTGGTTTTTGTTTTGCCACGAATAGCTGCGCCATCTGCACGGCTAGAAGTAGAACCACCTTTAGCCATTTTTTTCATAAATGACTTCATGTTTTTTTCTGATTCAATTGGCTCTTTTTTGCCTGCATCGCCAAGATTTTTACCTTTAGTGTGGCCAGTCTTTTGAACTTTAGCTTCACCAAATTTACCGTGTTTGTCAGAACCCTTCTCAACATCTTCCTTCATGGAACGTAGTCCCATAGATTCTGCTTTACCACCAGAAGCCATTTTCTTCATTTTGTGATGTCCTTCATGTTCTTTCATATGATGTTCAGCCATTGCCAAATGGTGATGAGCCAAATGTTTATGGTGTTCTTTTGACAAACCACCGTGCTTCATGCCGCCTGGCATTGCGCCTGCAGGAGCCATAGCTGGCCCTGGAGCTGGAGGGGTTGGCATAGCACGAGCTGCCATCATTGCCATCGCTGGGTTTACGCTACGTTTTTTCATGTTAATTCCACCTTTTTTAAAATGTTTGCCTTTATCGGCTGCTACAAAATCCTCACCAACTGATTGAGGCACTCCTACTTTTTTGGCAAACGCTTTATTATGGGCGATTGCTTCCATAAAATTGTGTTGCTTTTTACTTTTGCTAGGCATTATTTAAACCACCTATCAAGAATCCATACTATGATACCACCTGCTAAACCAGCGCCTAGAGTTAAAACATTGTGTAAAGTTTTTTTGGCTGAGGCCTGTTCTCCAAGCATCTTTTGAATGTCTGCTAAAGACTGCTTAACTTCTTCCATGTCTTTAACCAGTTTATCCATATCTGCCTGAAGATGCTGTATATCATTTGCATGAGTAGCTAGTTCTCTAGCAGTTTTAATTGGGTCAATCTCGCTCATTTTAGCATTTCCATTTGCGTAATGATTTGTTAATACGGCTGTTTGGATCATTAGCAATTTCCGCACTGGTCAATCTCTTTTTCATGCCTTCCATGCGAGCACAGAAAGATTTTTTACGGCTACCACCTTCAGGTTGTGGTGCTTTTAAATGAGCACCATGTTCCTTGTTATAAGAAGCTCTCCCCTTGGTATTTAAACCGCCCTTAGGGTTTTTGCCCTCTTTGCGTTGCCAAGCAGGAGTTTTCATATTAAGCCATCGCTTCCTGAGCAACTACGTTTACCTGGACTGTAGCACCAGCAGAAGAAGTCACAGCAACTGTCAAAATGTCAGCTACGTTACCTTTAATGTTTGTCAATACAGGGAAGAAGTTACTCAAATCAAGCTGTTGCAAGCCGTTAGGAGGAGTAGAGAACGCATATACAACCTCACCACCAGCCAATGTCGTAGCAGACAAATCTTGTTCAGCAAATGAGTTGTATGAACCCAAAGTACTTAATGGAACAAAGTTAGCTTGACTTAAAGACAGCTGGTTAGTAGGAGTACTAGAAATCAACTCAACCAAACAAGTAGCAGAAGAGTTCAATAGCAATGTAGCTGGCAATAATTGACCACGATCAATCAAACCAATCTGATAGCTGTTTCCAGATGCAGGACCATTAGCCAATGGCAAACCAGTAACTACATCTTGGAATGTAATTGTGCTGGTTGTATTGGATGTAATACGACCTGTATAAGGACTTACTGCACTAGCTCCAGATGTATAGTTTGCAGGAGCAGAAGCAAAATAACCCCAGCTTACTGACACAGCTGTAGTTGAAGTTACAGTAACAGAGTACTGACCGTTCATATACGCTGGTGTAGAGCCACTAATAACGATTACATCACCTGTTTTTAAATTATGCACTGAGGCAAATGTAATAGTAGATGAGTAGTTATTGACACCTGCAACTGTAGTCAATGCTGGGTTTGAGATAGTACTGATAGCTGGCAAACTAGCCAAGTAGTAAACAGACTTACCAACCCATTGATTTGCACCCCAATATGTTGCTGTTGGAGTAGAAGTCAATGTTGCTCCGTTAACTAACTGGATTGGCAAAACCATAGTCGTTGTTGATGGAACGGACTGGATGAGCCATGTTTGAGCAGCGTAAGTAGTGGTAGCTGTTAATGTACCTGTTACACCAGATTGGGCAGCACTTATAGAGTAAGTACCAAGACCACCAGGTGCATAAGAAGTTACAGTGCCAGATACTTGGGCTGTAAATGCTTTAGTTACAGTAATTGTTGCACCGTTAACAGCTTGAATATAAGTACTTGGAGCAATACCTGTACCAGCAATTAACTGGCCCACTGCAAATGATGTTCCAGCTGCTAATACAACAACGCTAGAACCAGCAGCACCTCCACTTGCGTAAGCTTGTGATCCAACAGCTGAACTGGTAGCAGTTAACTGAGCAACAATTGTAGGTGTACCAACAATACCTGTGCCAGATAATGTCATGCCAGGTTGCAATGCACCAGTAGCAACTGCTGTAGTAACAGTTACGATAGGGCTTGTAGTGCCAGAAAACGCATAGTTACCAGAAGCAATAGTAGCTGTTTCAGTAAATGAACTTAAAGTGATGTATTGAGCAGCACTGTTTGCATTAGCTGGGTTAGTTACTGTATAACCGTGTGCTGAAGCAAAAGTAACCAAAGATTGACCGCCATTAGGCTGACCAACAACAGAACTAATAGCTGGAGTTGCTGCACTAATAGACAAAGTAGTTGGGCTACCGCCAGTTGCTGCTGCGTTAGTTTGATCAAAAATATCTGTACCAACAGCTCTCATGCGGAATGATAAAGCTGGATAACGAACTGCGGATGCAGGAACAGTACGGTTTTGAGTTTTAGCATCATTACCATATGAATAGGTAAATCCACGTTGTTTATCAATACCACCTTCAATCAATACTGAAACACCATAGTGTGTCATTAAAGATGCAGCAGAACTGCCGTTATCACGCTGTTCATAACGAACAGGCAAGTTACCAGTACGGCTCCAAGGTTGAACTTGTTTAACGCCATTAACTACAGCGTTAGCTATACCGATTTGATGCAGAACCCAAGGCTCGCCATTGATTGTTACACCCCAACGAAGTGCACCAGCACCATACCAAGCGTATTCCATCCAAATCATCTGAACTTTAGTCCAGTCAATTGCATTGATAATATTTTTATTACCATTCCATTGATCCATTGGAATAACTTGATCTGTTGGCAATCCACCAGCATCAGAACGAATAACTACGTTCATTGCATAAGGGTTTAATGATCCACCAGACGGACCAGTTTGCATAAAGAAAATTCCATTGGAATCATCAAAAATACCAACACGCTGGGTCTGACCAGATACAGAGGCACCAAAGTTGACGTTAGAAGCCATGTACATGGTTTTACCTGGCTGATAACGGTGATATGGGCGTGATTGACGAATAGTAATGTCACCTGGAGTGTTGCCTCCACCAATGTTCATTGAAACGCCACCTAAACCTGGGTTTTGAACAATATAGGCTTGTCCAGAGACGTTATTAATGAATTGTTCCCAACGCAAAGGCTGAACACCATACTCAAAGTCGGCATCATAAATGTTTTGCGATTGTGAAACTTTGAGCTTACCTACAACGTCACGCAGACGTTGCGGTGCTACAAATTGAGCTGCACCATCAATACCAGTCCAAGGGGTACTCGCAGTTTGAGTTCCCATAGCACCAGTTTGTGCATTGCCACCCTGTTGATTTAGGGGTGCAAAGAAATTTAGTAAGTCCCACGCCATATTAGCTCCTTAGATTTTTTAAAAAAGGGGTCCGAAGACCCCAATCAGACTATTAATCAAAGTTACCATATGGATAAGTTGTACTGTTACCAATGTTCAGATCAAGCTGGTTATAACGTAACGATACTTCAATCTGACCAGAAGATAAACCAGCAGTTGATGTAGTCATTGCCAAAGTTACAACCACTTGTGAGAACCATGTAGGTTGTGTACCAGGTTGTAAATTTTGGAAATCTTGTAATGTAGAGCTTGCATTTGGCAATTGTGTACCAACATAAGTTGCTGTGTAACGCTGTGTAGCTGGACTAGAGATGTTAGCAAATGTGCCATAAACACCAGTAGAAGTTGCAAAGTTGTTAGAAACGTATGGTTGAATAGCTGTTACTGCCAAAGGAGTACCAGCAGTATCTTTTGGAATTGTGCCAATATCAAGAATAACGTCAGTAATATTAGAACCGTATGGCAAATAAAATACTACGCCACGGTACACGGTAGTTGTTGCATCAGCTGTTGGAGCTGTAGCAGCTGTAGGTCCGTTAGTGCTATAAACACCATTTTGTGGCGTGTAGATAGTTGCAGCACTATTAGGAATATTGTTTGAAGCAACAAAAACTCTAGAACCGCCACCGTAGTTAGCAGTATTAGCTGTTGTTACTGAAAAATCTAGTAAAGCTGATTGAATTAAATCTGCGTAACCAACGTCACGAACTGGACCGAAACGGTTATCACCAGAGAGAATTGGACCTTCAAATGTACTACGTCCCATAATGGACTCCTTATGCAAAAGTACTTATGCCGATCTTTGCATCGTCTGCTGGGGCAGTGGTGGCATAAGCGAAATACCCAGATATGATGATTTTACTACATTTTTAAATATTAACAACGCTTTTAAATAAAAAAACCCCGCTTTTTTAAGGCGGGGCCAAAACTCCTCACGAGAGTATTTTAGTATGAACCGTATACGCCCAATGGGTCAGAAACACCGAAGCTGTAACGCTCACGAGATTTGTATCTCACGTTACCAGTATCGAAGTCACCGTCCATGCTGTTTTGCAATGGGGTACGAACAAACATCTTCAAACCGTTTGGAACATCAGTGGTCAAGAACCATGCGTTGGTTGCGGTCAAGAAGTGGTTAATTGTGTAACCTTCTGGAACAGAACCGTTGTTCTTAATTGCGTTGATGTCATTGTTGTTTGTACCAACACGGAGTTCTGTCTCTAACAAACGAGTAGCAACGAACTGGAGTGCAGGTGGAACAATCAATTTCTTAGGTTTTGCAGCGATCAACAGACCACGCTCATCAGTCCAAGCAGCGATTTGAATAACAGCATTTTCCAATGCGGTTTCGTTCAAGTCAGCAGGAGTAGATGGGGTGTTTGCGTTGGTTCCACCAGAAATCAATGGATGAGCTGTTGAGAACAAAGGCTGTCCATCACCATAGGTGAAAGAGCTATTAAAGCCGTTATTCAATACAGCAGCACCTTTAACTTGCTTGGTGTAAGCCATAGCACGAGCCAAAGCCTTGGTATAGCGACCAGATAACGAGTCATACAAGTTATCTTCGATTGCCTCTTCAGTCAAGCTGAAGCCCAAAGCGATAGTTTCGTGGTTGTAACGAGCTGTCCAAGCTTCTTGTCCGTTGTCATAAGCGATGGCTTGGCCTTCGTTTTTGACTGGAGCAGCTGAGAAGCCTGACAGTTTTGTTTCTTCTTCAAAAGAACGCTCAGAGGTCTCGATTTCATAGATCTCTTTGTGTTCTTCACCATAACGAGCATACTCAAGACCAAACAATGCGTTTAATCCAGGAAGCAACTCTTTTAGTAGTTGTGCACGAGAAATAGCCATTTAAATGCTCCTTAATTAAACACCAGTGGCATTGAAGTAGCTATGGTAACCGAAGTTCCATGTTACTAATGCTTCTGGGTAGCCAGTGAAAGAAAACTGTGCAGCTGTCGACTGTGCTGTTGTTACAGCATTGTTGATAGTTACAGTAGTACCTGATACAGCGGTTACATAAGTATTTGAACCTTGGGTAATGCCAGGGCCAGATACTGCCATTCCAGGCTGGATAGCGGTGTTAGCAGCAGATAAAGTGATCGTTGTGCTAGAAGATGTAGCATTTTGGGTCACAGTAACAGCTGAAGCAGGAACTAAACCAACAATACGGAATGGTGCTGAAGTTGTAATAGGTGTTGAAACAGTTGCTGATGCAGAAACTGCAATACCAGCAGCGGAATCACCAGTAGTTGTAGAACCAGTGTTACCAGCAGCAGCACCAATATAGTAAGCATTAGAACCAACGAAAGCTGGGTTAATGTACTGAATTGTTGTTGAACCGCCTGTACCAGCTGGGTTAGCCAATACAACTGTTTGGAACACAGCTTGAGGATCATCTACTACATAACCGATTGCATCTGGAGCAGTAGTGCTTGCTTGCCAGAATTGATAGCGGTTTTTACCGTAGATTGGGCCACCAGTTGTAGAATACTCGGCACCAACAAATACACCGATTGTTCCAGCAACAGCTGAAGAGCCATTGTATGCCAATGTTGAAGATACTAAGTTACCAATGTTTGCACCAGTACCGATTGCTACAACGTCACCGTTGAACAAGCTAGTACTGTAACCATTCACGATAGGGAACATACGGGTAGAACCCGCAAATACACGACCACCGATCAGGTTAACTGGCTTTAGGCCGTAAGGGGCCGAAACTGTAGGATAAGCCATATTAAATCTCCTAAATTAATTAAGAACCTTTTCCAAAGCTAACTGTAGATTTTCTCTCTTGGAAGAGAGGCATCCGAGTGTCACTTTGTCTCATAAAACTATTATCTACTGCCTCTGCATTTGATTGGGTTTGGTTGGCCTCATAATCCATCCTTGCTTTCACAAATTCCTCAGGAATCTTGCAGAGTAATAAACCACCAATCTCGATATTGTCCTTATAGCGACTATCTGGATCGGTTAACATTCCATATTTCGGTTGCTCTTCAGCTCTGACTGGTTCCCAGCCTTCTCTCAATTTTGATGAAAGATTACGGGGGTCAGCGTTGTTTAGCATCGAAACCCTAACCCATCGATAAGAAAAACCTGCTTGCTTGTCTGGTTCAGGTAACAATTCGGGCAAAGACCATGCTTTTGGGCGTTCTGCCTGTTGTCTTGTTGCTACTTCACGGGGGGTACGATTGTTTTCAGCCATTTTGGGACTCCGTTTTAACTAATTCGTTGTAATATTGCTCTGGCGTAATTTTGAATTTTTTAGCCAGTTCCATTTGACGTGTGTTCAGTGTGATCTTTTTGGAGGATGTTGAACGTGTCGCTGGTGCAACCACCGTGCTTTTGCGAGTTGTAGTAGAAGGTTTGGCTTCTACCTCCCCAAATTTCTCTGGGAATCGTTTTCTCATCTCTGCATCAATAGTGTTCCAGTAGTGGTCAGAGCCTGTCGGGACTCCGTCTCTTTCTAGCCGCTTATGGATGCCCATAGCAAGAAAACTCATGTCTTCATCTTGACCATACCACTTGTTTTTATCAAGCCATGCTTGGGTTTTTGAGTCCAGGCGTGTTGGTTGGGTCTGAGGTGTTTGGACCTCTTGTGATGATTGTAAATCATTTTCTTCGTATTGTGGGACATATCGATCCATCTCTTGAGCTTTGAACTTAACTTCAGTCAATCGCTCTTGAGCTTCCACTAAACGGTCTGCATCGCCAGAATCATAAGCTTCTTTGTATGCCCGTCTTGCTTGTTCTAGATCAGATGCCAATTTTTCCTTGGCGGTTGATACATAAACCTTTTCGCCATTGGATAAACGGCCCTTTAAAGCCTTGTTTTCATTGATAATTGTATTGGCAACCCGAATAGCTTCTTCGTTTTCACGCAAAGCAGCTTCTTTAGCTCTACGTTCATCGTTAATTAGCTTTTTCATCTGCAAAAGGCGTTGTTTTGCCTCTTTTGAGTATGATTCTAAGTCATCATTGTCAATCTCTTCAACAATTTCCTTAGGAAGCGGTGCAGCATTAATGCGATCTTCCTCTGGAGTGTCGTCAATTACTTCAATTTCTACATCCTGAGGCGTTTTTTCGTCATCTTCTAAAAAAGAAAAGTCTTGTTTTTCAAATTCAGCCATGTTGTTCTCCTTATGCACGAGTAATTCCACGAGGATCTTCTACTACAGCCTCGACAGAATCATCATTAATTAAACGGAATTCACGTCCATGAATCTTTAGTCTGGTGCCAGTGTTTGGACGGGCTAGAATAAAGTCTCCTTCTTTACACCAAGGGCCGTTTGGGAAACGGTTTTTGTCTTGGTAGCAATCTGGACCCATTTTTATTACAAAAAAAACGGTGGAAAGAACTTCTTCCATCTGCAAAGTAGTATCGGCTTTAACGATTCCACTAGCATATGTCGTTTCTGCATCAGGAATACCAACAAGCATACGATAGCCTTGTGGTTGTGGTAATTGCTTTGCTTTTTCTTCTGCTGTTTGAGGCAGGGTTGTTACTTGTGTTACATCATCGGGGTTTGAGCCGATTAGTATTTCACTCATCAAAATTCTCCAAGTTCTTTTTAAGGTCTGAGATGTATAACCTTACGGACAAAAGACCTGTAATCTGCCCGCAAGTTTTTTGGTAATCAGAGAAGTCTTTGGCTACTCCAGTACCAAGGGACTCTTCCAAGCCCCTAACCTTCGCATCTACCTGTTTGAGGAGATGGTCAAGTATTTTTTCTTTCATTTAGGTTCCTTTTTTGGTGATTTGTTTTTTAATTGCTGCTCGGTTTTATATAAATCCGCAGTGACTTGGAGTTTTTGACCCTGTCTTTGCTGGTTTAATTGCGCTTTGGCATTGCCAATTTGATGACCTAATTTCATACCTTCTAATTTTTGTTTGGCAGCTAGATTGGCCTTATCAGAAGCAGTCTTAGCGCCCACTTGCATACCAGCAATTTCTTTTTGGGCTGCAATACGCAGCTTTTCAATTTCAAGTTGGTCTGCTTTGCCTGCGGCATCCATTGCAATTTTCTTCTGCTTAATGTCAATTTCTTGCGCTTTAAGCTGCAATTCTTTCATCTGCATCTGAATAATTGGATCTTGCGCTGCCTGCTGGGCTTGTTGCGCTGCAACCGCTGTTTGATTTTGTTGCAACAGATTTTGAGCAGCTGGTACGGCCAGACGAGCAATTTGCATTTCTTGATCTGGGGTGAGATGAACTTGATCATCGTCATTGTCCTGATACGGGATATTAATGCCCATAGCTTGCTGCATTTGGCGCATATACTCCATGCCAACGTGCTCAGTAATATGAGCCTGCAAAGTCTGCATAATCAAAGGAGCCTGTGGGTTTTGGCCAATAACTTGTTTGATTTTTGGATCGTTAATGGCGGCCAAGTGGATTTGAATGTGCGCTTGGTGGTCTTGACCTATAAATGCCTTTAACGGCTTTTGTTTCAAAGCGTTGACATTCTCTGTTACAGGATCTACAGGAGTCATATCTTCTGGCATTGGAACAAGCTTTTCCAGATTCTTAATGCCAATGACTTCTAGCATTTGACGGTGTAGATAAGGCAAGTTATACAACTGGGGTGCAGTTTGCGACAATTGCAAAGCCGCTTGATACTGCACTACCTTTTGAGACATTGTTGCAGCGTTTGGATCTGATACAGGGATGATATTAACCATCTCATAGTCAGATCTGCGGGCTGCTTGGTGTCCTGTAGAGGGTTCGTAAGAGTAATCTTCTGGGGCGTAATCGGCAATAATTTTCTTTAACAGCTTAAATTCTTGCTTCATGGAGAAGTGAATACGGGCTTGGATAGCCGACATCACTTTTAAAGTGCGTTCCAAAATAGCCAAAGTCGTACCGACTGGGGACTGGCTAGACATATCAGAAGCTTTTAAATCGCCACTAGAAGCAAATCTACGGCCTTCTTCTACGATTTGATTGAGTAATGCCATGAGAGTCTGGCTTGGCTCTTTGTATGGCAAAGGCATGATGTTATCTTTCATCGTGCCAGACGGGACATCTACGTCCCTAAACTCACCTGGGGCTATTGGTGTGTCATCGCCCTTGACTCGCAACCCACGGGTCTTAAAGCCGCCAGGCAAATTCGATAATGACCCTGCATCGACCAACTGTCTGAGGATAGAAGTTCCCGATTTAGCGAAAGCGCCAATGAGATGGATAAGGCCAAAGTGATAAAAACCAAAGCCAGGAATATAGCCATAATGTACAAAGTGTTGTCTCTTTTGGTAGGTTTTATCATCTGGATCCCAGTTTCTACGAATAGCCAATATGGCTCCGTTTGATTTTTCAATAGTTACAACATAGGGCAAAGCGATGCCAGTAGGCATTCCGTGCTTGTCTTCATGTTCAAAACCTTCTAAATCAAGGTGAACGTGCATTTCTAAGATTTTGAATCGGTCATCTGTGGTTGCCCTAAAACCCAGTTTTTCCGCAATTTTCTTTTCAATCTCGTCCAGCACATTGTCTGGCGAACCAAGATTAATATCTCGGTAAAAACCCTCATACATCAAGCGTTGTAGTTCGTTTTCAGTTTTGCGCATCACATGGGTAATGCGTTCTGCTGCTTCTAAACTGGCTGAACCATAAGGCACAACCAAGTCTTCAGCAGGAACATACATCGATACTTGGCGATCTAAAGCTGGGTCTACATAGACTTTCTTAAAGCCGTTACCTGATAAACCAACGCCCCAAAGCATTCTTTCGTGCTCTGGACGGAACTCTTGCATGACATCGGTCAATTGGTAGTTCATATCATCAACTACACGCTCACAAGCATCTTTTTTGTCTTGAGTTTCTTTGCCTATGATTTCGCCCTTCACTGGGCCAGCAGCTGGGAAAGTTTCCATAATCGTTTCTGATTGGAATTTAATTACGGCTTCAGCTAATACTGGGTGATAGACCCCGCAAGCCCCTTCCCAGGGCTCAGAGCGTTCTTCAATTTTTAATCCTAGGAGTTCTAGACCATCGACATAGGTCTGGATCCAATCTCTACGGGAATCAATGTCAGTTTGAAAGTCTTCTAAGAGTTGACTGCCAATTTGTAATAAAACGGATTCAGGAATGTACTCAGCTAAGTTGGCATTAAAGTCTTCTGTGTCATCGCCACCCATTTGGATTTCTATGTCCCCAATCTTAAGGTCCACTTCTTCTGGGTCGACAATCTCAATTTCAACATCTGGACCATCTAAATCGGGTAAACCCGCTGGTGCTGCGTACATTGCTTTTTCAATTGACATATGGATCCTTAGTAATAACCTTTTTTGCGCCTAAACTCTTGTGGCTCGTCTGGTTCATCTGATTGTAATGTGATAAATCCACCTCGCCTAAAACGAAGTAGTGCTTGTGTGGTTGAGTCTACCAAGTCATCATGGTCTGAATTGGGAAACGCAGCTAATTCTTCGATGACCTCTTCAGCCCATCGTTTTCTGGGTGCCCAGATTTTGCCAGAAGCAAAAAGGTCTGATACGCTATTAACCCTAGATATTTTATCGTTTCCACGAGTAGGTGTAAACTCTTGCACGGGAATGCCCATCCTGCGCAATTCAAAAATAAGGGGTGCACCTGAAGCTTTAGCTTCGACAATAAACGAATCTGGCTGCCAGTCCTTATACATTTCATATGCTCGTTCTTTAAGCGTTGGGAACTCCATACGCTCTTTAAACGCATCCAATAGAATGATATTAGCATCCTGTTTATCTTCATTGAGGTAAAACACTCCCCAGGTTGTGCAGGCTGAATAGTCAGCCCGTTCTGATTTGGTAAAAGCCGTATCCCAAGATTGAATTAAATAATCACAGGCTGGCGGTCTTTCTTCCTCCCAGACCCGCCACCATTCTCGTTTGACCAGCGCACCTTCTTCACTGGTAGGGTCTTGTTGATACTGGGCTTGCCATTTGCTTAGGGGTAATTCTATGCGAAGTTTACAAAGTTCGTCATAAGACCAAAACTCAGGCCAGAGTGGTTTTTCGTTTCTTTTGATGGCTGGAAGGCTAATGATCTCCCATTCGTCCCCATCCCGATCTATCATGGCTTGGCAAATTTTGCCCGTCAAATCCCGCTTAGACCAGCGGGTCATCACTACTACAATAGATCCTCCAGGC